ATAAATGAATTTTTTATTTGTGCGTACAAAACTTATTCAGAATATATAAAAAAAAATACTTATAATAAACTTGACAAAGCGGATACTTGGTATGTATATATATACGCAGGTAATATTATAGAAGGATTTAATTTAGTAAAACCATTAAAATATTTGGCGTATGAGCGTTGCGATGACAACATACGTCTTTTTAATTTTCAAAAGTTTATGGGAGCCATAGGTGCGAAAAAAAAGAAAAAAAATAACTAAATATAAAAAACCTGAAGTATTACAACCGCCTGCACCTGCTGAAGAAATAGATGTTGCTTCACAGGCTGACTACTTGCAAGATGTAGCGGAAAGAAAAATGGGTGTATCATCTACAATATTAACATCCCCACTTAAAAAGAAAAAGAAAAAGAAAACACTTATGGATTCTTCTTTTAACATAGGACTTAACCCTGCGGGTGAATAATGACAGGTAGAGATATTATCAAGCGATACGACACCATGAACTCTAATGTGATTGGTAATTGGGAGACACTTTGGCAGGAATGTGCAGACTGGGCTTTTCCATCTAACGACAATATAAATCAAATCCGTGTAGGTGGACAAGAGAAACCACCACAGCGTATGATTGATACGTGTATCGAGGCTAACTATAACTTTGCCGCAGGATTATTTTCTCATCTATTCCCGCCAAATACTGTGTGGGCTAGGTATCGGCATCCAAATCCAATGATGATGCAGAATGAAAATGTTGCAAATTATTTTGAACAAGTTAGCCGTAATATACATCAAGTTCTTTTGGGTTCTAATTTTGCACAGGAAGAGTTTCAATCTCTTTTATGTTTAGGTGCATTTGGTACTAACTGTTTAACATTAGAGGAAGATGATAAACATATTATTAGATTTAGAAACTTTATTGTAAATAACATTCGTATCGAGGAAAACCATCTTGGCTTTGTAGATACAGTTGCTCGTGAATACAAACTAACACCCCGTCAGGCCTTGCAGAAGTTTGGTGCGGAAGCATTAGAATCAGCAAACCTTTCTCACGTTTTAAACGATGTAGAGTCTAACGCAGATAAAAAATATACATTCGTTAATATGGTTACACCTCGTGTTAACTACAATGTTAAGGGTAAAAAGTCTATTGATAAAAAGTTTGCATCGTATCACGTTAGCCGTGAATCTGGGCAGATTGTAAAAGAAAGTGGATTTGACTACAACCCATACAAAGTATCAAGATTTACGGTAGGTAATGACGAGGTATATGGCCGATCTCCTATGAGTATGGTATTGGGTACGGCACGAAGAACCAACGTTATCTACCGTTCTATGATTATATCTGCCGAGCAACACGCAAACAACCAGTGGCTAGTTCCAGATGACGATAGCGTTAGTGGCATTAGTGGCCGTGCGGGTGCGATTATTAAGTGGCGTGCAACCAACCCCAATGGTAAGCCAGAGCGTTTAGCTCCGGGCGGTGATGCAGGTATTGCTTATCAGCAGTATGAATTACATGAGCAACAAATTAAACGTATGTTCTTTAATCATTTATTCCGACCGCTAGATCAATATAGAAATATGACGGCCACAGAAGTACAAGAGCGTATGACTACAGACTTAATGACTCTTGCTCCGTTTGTTTCTCGTTATGTAGAAGAACACGTGACTCCAGTAATGGAACACGTTTATTATATGCTAGCTAAAAAGAATCTATTGCCAGAGCTTCCACAAGAGTTACAGGATGATCCTAACTACGAGATTGATTACGTAGGACGTTTATCTTTGGCTACTAAGTCTTTTGAAACTATGGGTGCTATTAATACGCTTCGTGTATTTGGTGAGCTTGCTCAAATGAATCCCGCTATGATGCAGTCACTACAAAACGTACAGCCCGACAAGTTGTTCCGTGAAATATGGTATGCAAACAGTTCTAGTATGAACGCATTAAAAGACCCAGAAGAGGTTTTACGTGAGCGTGAGATACAAGAGCAAAAGGTTGAACAGATGCGTGAAATGCAAATGATGCCCGCTATGGCTGATGCTACACAAAAATTAAGTGGCAAGGTTGACCCAACAAGTATAATAGCACAAATGGAAGAGTAATATGTCACTAGATGATAATAGAAAACTTATTAGTCATTACTTTCGTACATTTCAAAATGTAGATGGCGAAGAGGTATTAAAGGATTTAAGAAAGTTTTCGGCAATGGATGAGCCTGCTGGTGCGTCATTGTCTCATCAAGAGTGTGCATATCGTAATGCTATGCGTGATTTTTATTTATATATAGAAGCAATGGTGGCAGGAGAAGATGGCTAAAGATACAATATTACAACGTATTGGTGTGTCTGGTTATAACAAACCTAAGCGTACACCTAGCCACCCTAAGAAGTCACACGTTGTTGTGGCTAAAGTTGGTGACAAAGTTAAGACTATAAGATTTGGAGAACAGGGAGCTTCTACGGCAGGCAAGCCTAAGTCGGGTGAGTCAAAACGTATGAAGATGAAACGTAAATCATTCAAGGCTCGGCATCGCAGAAACATTGCAAAAGGCAAGATGAGTGCGGCATACTGGGCAGATAAGGTAAAATGGTAATGGCTAAAATTAAATATCAAGGTAGAAAACGTAATCGTGTTACAGCAGGTCAAATAGCACGTAAAAAACAACAAGTAGAAGATAAAAAGAAAATAGATGAGTCTATGGTAGATACTGCTAGAGGTAAACGTCCTACTGACGAAACTAAAAAAATAAAAGAAGAAATTAAAAACAGACAGCCTGTAGGTACTGGTAAAGGTAAAAATTACGATGCTGGGACTGTATTAAATAGCCGTGGTTCTCAACCTGCAAAGCCAAGTAAAAAAGTTGCTGAAGCTATGAAGCCTTTAGCCGAGGCCGCTAAAAATAAAACTTTAGTTGGTGGTACAAAACCTACTGGGACTATGGCTAAACTTTTAGAAGCTATGTCTCAATCTGACAAAAAGAAAAAGAAAAAGAAATCTTCTGGTTTACGTGCTGTTCGCAGAATGATGAGCAGTCGTTACCAGCGATAATAAAAATAACATAAGGAGTAGTATGGAAGAACAGACACCTGTCGAAGCACCCTCTGTTGAGGAAACTGCAACACAGCCTGTAGAAAACTTCGTTGATGGATCAGGTAATTTTTCTGAGGATTTTCTTCAGAGCTTACCAGATGACTTAGGTGGTCATAGCATCCTTCAGAAATATAACAACCCGATTGATCTTATTAAGGGATCAATTAATGCACAGAGCTTGGCTGGCAAAAAAGCTGAAGAGTTCTGGACATCTGATGATGAAAGTATCGTAGCACAACGTAATGAAATTATGGGTGTTCCTAGCAGTGTAGATGATTATGAAATTAATCTATCTGAAGCTCCAGAAGATTCTATATCTGAAGAAGTTATTGATAACTTTAAAGAGCTTGCACATAGTTTAGGTATGCCTGTAAAAACAGCTCAAGCAATTATTGATTGGGAGATTGCTAACGTTAAATCTGACATTGAAGGAGAAGAAGAGTTTTATCAGCAAGAGCTTGATGAATCTGAAGGAGTTCTTCGGGAGCAATGGAAAGGCGATACTTTCGATTACAATTTAGCTAAAGTTTCTGAAGCTATGGATTATTTAGAGTTAAGTGACTTAAAGGATAATCCTAAGTTTGCTAATGATCCAGACTTTATTATGGCAATCTTTAATAAAATTGTTCCGTTAATTGATAGCGATGACATTATTGCAGAACGTAAGACTGAAAATTATGCAACTATTTCTGATTCACTTGCTGACTTAGAAAAGCGTATGTTTGATTATCAGGGTTCTACAAGTGGACACGAATATCAACGAATGGTTCAGGAAAGAAAGGCACTTCTTGAAAAGATAGTTTAAAATTTATCTTGACAAGTTGTTACTAATAGTTTAAAAGGTGCGTAGATTAATAGTAGATACCTCTTTGAGCCTGCAATGTTAATCGAAGGTGAGAATCTTAAATCTAGGTTAGACCCGCAGGTGCGGATACTCAGAGCCGAAATAAACTGTATATTATAATTATTAATTAGGAGATTAATTATGGCGGCATTTGATGCTAATAAATATGCTATCGGCTTTGATCGTGCGGTGCGTGAACAAGTCGAAGTAAAGGGTGGTAAGTTACGCCCATATGTTCAACTCGCTTCTGGCGATTTGTTTCGTAAAGAAGGTGTTTATCAATTAACAGCTTCTTCTGGAATCCCAACAGCTAAAACAGCGGCATTCACAGACTCACCTGATAGTAGTGAGTTGACTTACACTCGTCGACGTACATCACGTTCTGCGTATGAAGATGGTCAGTGGATGGACTGGGCTGAAGCAAGCAAGATGGTCTTTGACCCTCGCTCAACTAAAATTACTGCAATGAAGAATAAGTTCCTTCGTTTGGAAGACTTGATTCTTGATGCGGCTATGTTGGGTGTTGCTAAAGGTGGAGCTAACGGTGAAACCAATACATACTTCGGTGGTAACACAACTGCGGCTACTGACACAGCTAACATCATCGGTGTTACTGTTCAAGGTGGTTCTGGTTCTGCGGCTACTGGATTCAACTACGAAAAGTTCCTTGCTACATTAAGTCAGTTCGGAAACAATAGTGTTGACATCGAAACTCTTCAACCTGTTATCAAGGTTTCTTGGAATCAGTGGAAAGATATGATGAAAGATGATAACTTCATTAACTTTGACTTCACAGCGGCTCGTCCTATTGACGGTTCAGTTGGTGTAGTAAAAGACTATATGGGTTGTAAATTCTGCATCAGCAACATTCTTCCTTACTTTAACACAGCGACTCCTGCACAGTCAGACGATTTTAATATCGATTTGTCAGCAGACGTTGTGACTTCTGGTGCTTGGGGAGATACTGATAGTTCTGCAACTCGTGCGGCATATGCATTCGTTCAGGATGCTACACTACTCGAAATCAACCCTGAGATCACTACTAAGGTGACTGAGCGTGCTGATAAAGGTTTCGACTGGTATGCTTACATGAAGATGGAACTCGGTGCAGTACGTATGGAAGATGAAAAGGTTATAGCAATCGCTTGCTTGGAATCTTAATTCTTCAATAACAATGGGGAGGGCAACCTCCCCTTTACCCCTTTTTATATATTATGGCTCTGACAAAAATAGATATAGTTAATCTTGCATTTAACAAACTTGGTAGTGAACGACTCACTCTTACTGATTCAGAGCTGACGGCAAATACTTTGTCACAAGCAAAGACTGCCAATCTTCACTATGATCAAACTCTTAATGAGTTAGTTCGTATGCACTCTTGGAATTGTTGTAAAAAACGCAACGAACTTTCTCCATATAAATTAAAAATAACTATTCCTACATCTGTTAGCACAGCTAGTTATATAGCTACAGCTACAATACCTTCTGGTCAGTCTACACAAAATACATTTACAAACTATGCTAAGTATGATTTTAATGGCGGATATACGGCCGCAGTAGCAAACGATGAGGAAGGTGGAACATTATCTAGAGTTTCTACAGGATCATTAATAGATACTGATGTATGGAGATTGTTGTGGT